TGTTTGAAGAACGTACTGGTATTGCAATCACTCAGATTGTTGTTCTAGTTGTTACTGAAGATGGACTTGTTCAAGAGTTTGTAAAAGAAAAGACTGAGTATCTGCCTCTTCTTATTGAAACCATTGATGAGTTCACAGCTCAATGGGAGAAAGAAAATGAGGCTAATAACAAAGTGCAGACTGACGTTATTGATAATGGTGTTGGGATCAATTCTGCTGGTATTGCCGGCTAAGTCTTATGCTGTACCAAAATGGATAAATAAACCTGTCTTTTGTGGTACATCAAAAGAAGTTATTGATATAACCAAGAAGTTTAGAGAGATACCTCTATTCTCATTTTCTGGAATGGCTAGAGGTACTACTGGGCAACCTTTTCCAGTAAGAATAGTGGTTGCATTCAACGATAGTACCAAGACTTGGTCACTAGTAGAGTTTGCAGTTGAACGAGCTAATGAAGCATGTATCATAGGTTCTGGAAAAGGCATAAATAAACTTCTTGACATTAAGAGTGCTATCTGATATAATGGTTACATAAATAAATAAAACACTTTCAGCGGATATTGTGTAATGGTAAGACCTTTGGTTTCCAACCAAAAGACAGAAGTTCGATTCTTCTTATCCGCTCCAATTTCACCGACAAGGGATTAACCTCTTGTTATTTTTTAACCTCATAAGAGGAGTTATATAATGAACCTAGAAGAACTAGTGGTGATGACACCAAAGAAGTTTGCTCTAAAGATTGAACGCATAGTTAATACCGCAGACGATATATCGTATATGGATGCTATATTAGACTACTGTGAAAAGAACAGTATGGAACCCGATTCTATTGGGCCTCTTATCTCAAAACCCCTCAAAGAAAAAATAGAAGCTGATGCAAGGAAACTAAACTTCTTGCCAAGATTGGCAACACTACCAATTTAAGGACTAGTCCTATGGATGGATGGCAATCATACCAGATATATCTTGGTTTGAAATTACATTTCACCAGCAACTATGACTATACAAGATATGGTGGAAAGACCTCTGCAACCAAGGCCTCGTTCCTACAACGCAGAGATAGGTATTTCTTCGCAAGAGTTGCAAAAAAATATGGGGAGAAGACACAGGAGTATTATCTCTCTAACTTTATAAAGTCGCCCAAGGGATGGATAGGTGACTTTAGTGAAGACAATTATATGGAATGGTCTAAGAACAGACAATCATTGACATATAACTTTTTACAGGATATGCATTTTGTATTTGACCAAGTTCAAAGTTTTGATGAAGTATTCTCTTTACAAAACGGCAAACATCCTGTACTACTAAAGAACATGCTTGCAAAGCGTGTATCAGTAGAGTCAGTAGTAATCTTACAAGGGTTACTGAATTTTGTTAAAAGGTTTGATGAAGGATTGAAAGATGATTTAATATGGCCCGACAACAGACGATTAATCGTCAAATACGCTGCATTCCTCTCTTATGATAAGGAGAAGTGCAAAACCAAACTACTTAAATTAGTTAAGGAGACATTCTAATGGACATGGCACTAAGCACTCCAACGAATGAAGTTATTAGAGAACGAGATTTCTATCGTTCTAAGTTAGAACAAGCAAAGGGACGAATTAAGACTTTAGAGTTTGATTTGTCAGAATTACAAAAACAAGATACGCTTCTCAGAAAGCAACTCAGAGAGAATCAAGGTAGACCCATGAATGGTAATCGCCCAAAGTATCGTAAACCATCATAATGAGGAACTAAATGTCTAGTCAGATGAAGAAAATGGTAACATCAACACGATTGATTAGTTACAGTCAACCATCAGAATTTGATGGTATTGAGGGTTTAGAAGATGTGCAAGACTTAATTGCATATTGTGCTAAAGTCAGTAATCCATCTGCACAAGTTAAAGCAGAAACCAGTGAGCGTTTGATTAGGTATTTGGTTAAACATAAACACTGGAGTCCGTTAGAAATGGCTAGTGCATGTATTGAAATTAATACTACTAGGGACATTGCTCATCAGATAGTTCGCCACCGAAGTTTTGCATTCCAAGAGTTTTCTCAAAGATATGCAGAACCTTCGGAGATGGAGAATTCTATGGTTACAAGAGAGTGTCGTCTACAGGATGCTACTAATAGACAAAACTCTGTTGACACTGACGATAGTGAATTGAAAAAGGAATGGGAACTGCATCAAAATCTTGTCATTCGTCAATCTAAGATTGCATATGACTGGGCTATTGAAAATGGTATAGCCAAAGAACAAGCTCGTGTGGTATTACCAGAAGGTTGTACTAGGACACGATTGTACATGAATGGTTCCTTACGATCATGGATTCATTACATTGAATTGCGTGGTTCTAATGGGACTCAAAAAGAACATATGGAAGTTGCACAATGTTGTGCATTAGAGATTGCTAAAATCTTTCCACTAATGGAGAAGTTATAATGTATAAATTTACACACTCAGCCGATGTCAATATGGGTATCGACAAAATAGAATTCACACTTCATACGGATTCTAGTTTAACTGAAATGTGTCATGGGTTTGAGAACTTTCTTAGAGCTAACGGATACGTTTTCGATGGAAGTGTGTTAATCTCAGAAACCGATGAACATTCACATGAAGTATCAGAGTCATGGCAACAAATTCTAGGACGTAATGGAGAGACAATTGAAGACGAAATATTAGAACGTCTTAACGATGTAACTCCATCCGAATGGGATGCGGCAAATGCCTCATATGCGGCAAATGTCGAAATACGGGCAAAACAAGAAGAATTATTTTGATTTTTCTCTTGACAAAACCCTCAAAATACAGTATAATAAATACTGTTGAATAAGAAAATAAAACTTATTCCATTTACATTATGTATCAGGTGATATACTTAAACATACGACAATATACGGAGAATACCATATGTCAATTTCAGCACTAAGAAACCAGAACAGTCTGGATAAACTTTTACAACAAGTCCAAAAGGACGAATCCCCACAGAAAGACTCTAAATCCTATGTCGATGAACGACTGTGGAAACCACAGGTGGACAAGGTAGGTAATGGGTACGCAGTACTTCGATTCTTACCAGCACCAGAAGGTGAGGAGTTACCTTGGGTTCGTGTTTGGAACCATGCGTTTCAAGGCCCTACTGGACAATGGTTTATTGAGAATTCCTTAACCACCCTAAATCAGAAAGACCCTGTGAGTGAGTACAACTCAGCACTGTGGAACTCTGGTGTAGAGAGTGATAAAGAGATTGCTCGTAAACAGAAACGCAAACTACAATACTTTTCAAACGTATATGTGGTAAGTGACCCAACTAATCCTCAAAATGAGGGTAAGGTGATGCTTTACCGCTTTGGTAAGAAAATCTTTGATAAGTTGATGGAGTCAATGCAACCAGAATTTCCTGATGAGTTGCCAGTCAACCCATTTGACTTCTGGGAAGGTGCTAACTTCATGTTGAAGATTCGTAAGGTAGATGGCTACTGGAACTACGATAAGTCTGATTTCACTGCCAAGTCTGCACTCAAGGATACTGATGATGAATTAGAGACAATCTATAAGTCACAGCATTCACTTGCAGAATACCTTGCACCATCAAACTTCAAATCATATGAAGAGTTGAAGACCCGTCTTGATACAGTTCTTACTGGTACAGTAAATACCGCTAAGACTGCCGCAGACAGGATTATGGAAGACGAAGGTACTACTGACTTCACACCTCAGTTTAAATCTGAGTCAGCGCCAGAACCTGTACAGGGTATCGCAGCTGCTTCTAATGAAGATGATGATGCAATGTCATACTTTGAGAAGTTAGCCAACGAATAGTACTAACAGTACTAAATAGGTAGAGACTCCCACTCTTTTCCGTGGGGGTTTCAAGAGGGACAGGGGTAAAACTCTGTCCCTTTTTTTGTATCCAGAACATTTCCAACGTGTATAAATACTGTAAAGAAGAGATTAACTGTTATAAATAGTATTACGGAGGCGATCATGGATTTTTTATCGTTCATTGGAGATGTTGGAGCACCGATAGCAGGAGCGCTTGCAGCAGGGTATTTTGTATTTCTTACAATAAGATTCATATTGGCAGGAGTTACTGGTAGTGTGACAACTATAAAGAATATAATAGGGCAACTAGATAATCGGGTTCAGACTATGAACAACGACTTGGTTAAGATTGATGCTCTTATGAGTTATGCATTTGGTGTGAAACCTAACATTGATAGAATTGCTGCGAATGAAGGTAAAGAAGATGCCAGACGCGATTAGGAGTTCTAGTTGGAAGCACTAACAGACGCAATTAATCAGTATGGATTCCCTGTAATAGCTGCTGTAGGCCTTGGGTACTTTGTTTTCTTTATATGGAAATGGGTAACAGAAGTTATAGACCCTATCATTGGGCAGACAATGGGTACGCTTATTGCATTAGTTGACCGTATACGCATGTTAGATAACGATTTAATTCGTTTGAATACAAAATTATCAATGTTGTTAGAACATTATGATAAGACAGGTAAGCCAATTGATGGTGACGTAGAAGATATTTTGCAAAGGTATGGATCAAGACATGAAGAAATTGAAAAAAATAGGAGTACTACTCCTAGTAACAATACTACCGATAACTAGCACTGCTAGTGATTTGGTTCACTCATTTGGCAATCCATCCTTTAGTGGGATAGGACAATCACAACACTTTCTTTCTATCGCTCAGATAGAACATAATCGAAAAGAACAAATAAAAGACGATAAAGAATCGGCTGCTAGACAAGCTGAAAGAGATGAAGACAACAAAACAATTAACAAATTTATTGCCAACGTAGAATCTCGTATTTACGCTCAGATTTCCAAGAATCTTGTCGATGGTATGTTTGAGGAAGATGGCGCTCTTAGTGGTACTGCCGAATTAGAAGGTGCGACTATCTATTGGGTGAAAGATGTAAGCGCTGGTACAATCACTGTACAAATCACAGAAGCAGATGGTTCATTTACAGAGTTAGTTGTGCCACTTACAGGTTTTGGATTTTAAATGGAACATTACTTGATTGGTTTGATTCTTGCATGTATGTTAGGAGGTTGTTCATCTTTAACTAAAGACAAACTTGAAGTTCAAACACAAGAACCCACTAAATTCGTTTCTGGAGTACAGGAAAGATTAGAAAATCTTCCACTGTTAGACGCTCCACCGATGACTATTGCGGTGTATTCTTTCGTGGACAAGACAGGACAAAGGAAACCTAGTGAAAGGTTTTCACAACTATCAACTGCCGTAACTCAAGGAGCAGACTCTTGGGTTATTGATGCACTGCAAAATGCAGGCAAAGGTGATTGGTTTATAGTTATAGAAAGAGCCGGACTTAATCACCTAGTTAAAGAAAGACAACTAGCAAAGTCCACTTATGCACAATATGATAAGAGTGATAAAAAACCAGAACTTAAGCCCTTGAAGTTGGCTGGTTTGATTTTGGAAGGTGGTATTGTTAGTTATGATACTAACCTTGTTAGTGGTGGTACTGGACTACGTTACTTTGGAGTAGGTGGTGATACCTCATATAGAACAGATCAGGTGACTGTTTCTATGAGACTTGTTTCGGTTAACTCTGGTAAAGTTCTTTTGACTTCCAATGTTACTAAAACAATTGCCAGCATTAAGGATGATTTAAATGTCTTTAGGTTCTTTGAAATGGGAACTGCGGCGTTTGAGATGGAGAGTGGTTCGGCTGCCAATGAACCAACATCTGTTGCAGTTAAGGCTGCTATCGACCAAGCAGTTATTGATATGATAAAAAAGGGTGAACAGAAAGGACTGTGGAAGTATGAACAGACAGACCTTTATATAGAGGAGAAGTAATGACCAATAAAACAATAGGGTTACTTTTTATTATGATTGGTTTAAACATGGCGACATTCACTCTGGCGAACGACATTTATATTACTCAGATAGGTGATAACCTAGACTTAGATATAACACAAGATGGTACTAATAACAAAGTGGGAAATTCAACCACTAGTACATCTATTAACGGCGATGGCATGAATTTTGACATCACCCAAACTGGCAATTTAAACACGATTGTAGCTGACATAAACGGAGTTAACTACACGGGTACTTGGGTGTTTACAGGTTCTAGTAACACAGTGGACTTAGATTGTAGTTCTTCTGCTGCAGGCGACTGTGATGATGTCACACTAAATATAACAGCTACTGGTGATGATAACGTCTTCACTTTTGATGTGGGTGAGGCGCATGATGGTTCTAATACTGTTGCTAACTTCACAATCACAGGAGATCACAGTATTATCAACTCTACTATAAATGGAAAGAGTGCAGAGTTAACTGTGATTATAAACAACAGCTCATCTCTTGCAACAACGTCTACTGCCTCAGATGAGGGTGTTGCATTCACATCAGTTCAAACAGGTAATGGAGATTCTGCTGGACACAGCGCAGTTGTTTCTATAACAGGTGGTGGTGGTACTATGGATATAAACCAAAGTGGAATAAATGATCAAAAGGTGAACATTGGAATTACGGGCAATAGCTTTGACGTTGACATCAATCAGTCTGACTAGTATATTTTTTGTTGTAGTAACAACCTCTGCATATGCAAATATTGGACAAGTTATAATCCAATCTGGCGAAACAAATATTGAACGTGGTAAGGGTGAATTCGAATCTATTGATAAGGGATTTGAAATGAAGTCGATGGATACAGTTCGTACTAAAAATGGACGGACTGCCATTGAGTTTATAGATGATACTAGGGTTGATGTGACAGAGAACTCTAAGTTAATAATAGATGACTTTGTATACGACCCTAATACAAAGACAGGTTCGTTATCACTGAAGGCCTCGTTTGGTACAGTAAGATATGCATCTGGACAGATAGCAAAGAATAGTAGACAGAATATAAAAATTAGAACTCCTACCGCTGTTGTTGGTGTTAGGGGTACTGACTTTTCTATGACAATAGATGAGTTGGGGAGTAGTACTATTGTACTTCTACCATCGTGCAATACCAATGGTAATTGTGTTGTAGGAGAAATCACAGTATCATCTGAAGTTGGGATGGTGATTATGAACCAAGCGTTTCAGGCGACTGTTGTTCCTAGCCCATACACTGAACCATCAAGGCCAGTAATACTTGAATTAGATGAGAATAGTATACTTAACTTATTGGTTAGAAGAGTACCCACAGAATTAGATGAGAGTGTTGAAGAGGCTAGGGTTAAGAAACTTGCAAACTTCTTGGGTATAGACTTCCTACAGTTTGACGCTTTTAAGACAAATGAACTGTTAGGTGTCGAAAACTCGACATGGGCTACAGAGTTAGACATGGATTTCCTCTCTAGTGATTTGTTACCAAACATTCTAGATATTCTTAATGAACAGTTGACGTTACAGATGAGAAGTGAATTTGATAAGAAGAAAGATGGTATGCAGTTGGGTAAGAATCCAGACACGGGAGTTGAAATATATGACTACGGCTCTAACTGGAGATTTAAAAGAGATGGTAATGGTAACATATTTCAAGCAGATTTGAGCAAGAACTATACATACAGAATTAATTTAAAACAAGACGAAATTGAACTGTATGATATTCCTATAGGAGAAGGTGGTAGTAATGAAATTAATATTATTCAAGTTAGGTAGTTATTATATAATCCAAGTGGCTATAGTGATACTAGTACTGACACAGATAAGTGCAGCGAATGAGTTGTATATAAATCAAGTTGGTAATAACTTAAATTTAACAGTCATACAAGACGGCACTGATAACAAGATTATAGGTATTAATGTCACCCCTATTACGGGTAATGATAATACAATATCAATGACTCAACAGGGCAACCATATGGATGTTGAGGGACTTGTAGTTGGTAATAATAATACTTTAACCTCATATCAAGGTGGTGATGCTGATACGAGTTTTATAAGAAGTAGTGTTGTCGGTAATAGTAATACAATGAACTTGCTACAAGGAAAAAAGTTAGACGGAAGTGTTGACAATAACGACAGTGGAAACCATGAACAGTATATAACAATAATTGGTGATAGTAACAGTGTTAATACTGCACAGGCCAATAGTAATGGTGCAAATTCTGGACATCACATGGCACATATTATAACAGGTAATTCTAACACACTATCTCACTTACAGTATGCAAATGGTAAGAAACGAGGATTCGTTGAAATCACAGGTGATAACAATGGTGTTACTCTTGAACAAAGAAATGTATCTACACACTTTGCAGACATTGTACTTACAGGAGATGCCAATAGTGTAACCAGTGTTCAGCGAGGTGGTATGAGTGGCGCACACAGTCTCTCACTGGATTTGACTAATAATGGTGGTGCATACACAGTCAATACATCTCAAGATGGTTCTACTTCAAAAACCTACTCTTTAACAGGGTCGTGTGCGACTTCTGGTGGTTGTGCGGTGAGTGTTTTACAGCAGTAAAGCCATTCTAAATACTTTATATCCCTATATAGTCATGCTATTTAAGGAGATTCAAAATCATGTTAGCAGAACTAATGATAGCCAACGCGGCATTCAAGGTAATAAAGACTACAATATCGAATGGCAAAGATATTGCTAGTGCAGGAGCAGCAATAACAAAATATTTCGGTGCAGAAAAGGCAATTAACAAACAAGTTAAAGCTGGCACTGGTAATGTTATGGAAGCATTTCAGGCTCAGGAACAACTAAAGAAAAACGAAGAAACCTTAAAGTTTATGCTCAACAAGCAAAGATTGATGGGCTATGTTGATTTCTGTAAATTTAGGGATGACTACAACAAGGGTATCAAAATACGGGCTACTAAGCGAAAGAAGGCTAATGCAGCAGCCTCTAAAGAAATGGACAATACCTTGACAATTGCAATATCTGTTTTACTTGTTATGATAATAGCAGTTGCAGGCGGTGTTATATGGGTGGCAAAAGCCAAAGGTATGATATGATTGAACGAGCGACAGCTTGGAAAATCATTAAAGAAGAAGAAATATACGAGTGTCTGGCTTGTGGTAAAATGTACACAGAAGATTCCATGTATGCACACGAAAAGGTATGTGACAAGATAGAAGAGTATCTTGCATGGAAAGAGACACAGGAATGAAATGGATTACTCATTGGGCAACTGCCCTAATCACCCTCACGATTATATCCTACATTGGTTGGAGTGACCCCTTTGTTAAGGAAACACTACGTCTAAAGTCTTTCGACTTAATTCAACAATACGACACCCCAACAGTATCGTCAGACATTGCAATACTTGAGATAGATGAGAAGTCTATTGAGAAGTATGGACAGTGGCCTTGGAAGAGAACTGACATTGCAAATATCATTTGGAACCTAAGAGATGCTGGTGCTGGAATAATCATTCTACCAATCTTGTTTTCGGAACAGGATAGACTAGGTGGTGACATGGACTTGGCACAGGCAATTGCCGGCAATGGTGTTGTCATTGCACAAACAGGTACATCCCAAATAAACAAGAACGCAGTTCCAAGAGGAGTTGCGAAGATAGGAAACCCTATTCCTTGGTTATTTGAATGGGATGGTATGCTGGGGCCAATCGAACTGTTAGGAATGAACGCAGATGGTGTTGGTGTAATATCAACAGTTCCAGAGATAGACGGAGTTGTAAGACGTTTACCGCTTTTAATGAGGGTAGGAGAGGACGTATTCCCATCTATTGCAATGGAAACAATTCGTGTTGCAACAGGCGACCCCTCATATCAAGTTAAGACACAAGAGGGTGGTATCACTGCTATGCGTGTACCATCATACCCTACCATCAAGACAGACGCATTTGGTAGAATCTGGTTAAGGTACAACAAAGAATTCCCTACACTAAGTGCAAGTACGAGTGACTACACATCTCTAGAAGGTAAGATAGTTATTATCGGTGCAACTGCTGAAGGCCTCAGTGGTGTCATTGCAACACCAAAAGGTGAACAATACTCTTACATTCCAGTTGCAGTATCCTTACAGACAATCCTAAATGGGGAGACTCTAGTTAGATTTGCAGAGTCCACATTCTTAGAGTGGGTTGCCGCACTGATGTTTGGACTACTTCTTGTACTACTAGCTACCAGAGCTCCATACTGGCTATCAGGTATTATGATTATTGCAATTCCAGTGGGTTCTGTGTATGGTGCGTTCTATTACTTTATGAACCATCTCTGGTTGATTGATTGGAGTTGGATTGTTATAGTAACAACCTTAGTGGGATTCCATGCAATATTCAACAGGTTCACAAAAGAATTCTTTGAGAAACAAGCAATCAAGAAACAGTTCGCTGGGTATGCATCTCCTACAGTGGTGAAGATGTTACAGGAGAATCCTTCTCTAATTAAGGATGGTATTAAGAGAGAAGTATCCATCTGTTTCTCAGACTTACGAGGGTTCACTCCATTAGGTGAATCATTTGGTGATGATGTTAAGGGGTTAACAGAGATAATGAATGGTTACATGGATGCCATCACACAACCTATACTAGACGCAGACGGAATGGTAATCAAGTATATCGGTGACGCATCTATGCATATACACAACGCCCCAATAGAAGACCTTAATCATCCAAAGACTGCCGTTCAGTGTGGTTTGGATATGTTAAAAGCAGTGGAGGTATTCAATGAAAGAATTGTATCCGAAGGGCGACCAGCAGTTGGTATGGGGGCTGGTATTAATACTGGTGTTGGTTATATTGGAGAGATGGGATCAACCGCACGACATTCATATGACATTCTTGGAGACTCTGTTAGTACCGCTGCAAGAATAGAATCAAAGTGTAAGGAATATGGGTGTGTCTTACTGGTAGGTGAAAATACATACAACGCTACCAAAGACAACTTCTTTTACCTTAAAGTGGATGACCTTGCGGTTAAGGGTAAGACTGTGGGTATTAGAATATACACTGTAATAGATACTCACTGTGACGTAAAATCACAAACGAGACACAAGTATATGCATGAGAGTTACACCACCCAAAACTTCTCAACAGCCATAGTAAGCTGTCAGAAGTTAAAGGGTGAGTTTGGTGGACAATTGGACAAGTATTATGACATGTGGATAGAACGATGTGAATACATGTTAAAGCAAGACTTACCTAGTGATTGGAATGGTGTATTCATTGCAACCACTAAGTAATTAGAACCAGTTCATTGGGTTAAACATATTATCTTCTTTTATTACCACAGGCATTGCCAAAGGCTTGTTGATAGTAGTTATCGAAGTCCTATTTTGAGCACCTTGCATAAACATAAATGGTGCAGCTGCCGCACTAGTTTTATTCATCATAGCCTGTTCATTCAAGGCCTTAGTCACCGCTGTGGCTACTAGAGTCTTAACATCTGATCTAGATACAAAATTCTTCGGGTCAAACTTTACCTCAGCATCATCACCACCAAACCATCCACCTGATAGTATGTTTGTTATCTTACCAACAGAAGGTAACATTTCTTTGATTTTTTCCCATGTTGGGAACAAGTCTGTAATACTTTTCCATATATCTTTAATCTTCCCAAAGTACGCACCAGCTAAACCTGCAACTCCCTTTGAAACACTTGCGAAACTAAAGGAACCATCTTCTTCACCAAATATACTAGTAAATCCTGCTGTAAGACTATTGCCCATTGCAGTCAAACTTGCCTTAGCTTCATCAAAGGTGGGTATTGGAAGACCTATTGCAGTTGCTAACCCTGTACCAAAGTTCAGAACTGATGCAGACGCTTCTGCAAACGTAGGAATTTCTATACTGGCAATTTTAGTAGACATTGAAGAACCAAATGCAAGTACACTATCCTTTGCAGACTGAAATGTCTGAGTTACACCAAGCTCAGTAAGTTTAGCACCTACCGAGTCACTTAGTCCACCAATACTAGTAGCAATGTTTGTCATACCACTAGAAATAGTCTCTTGATCTACAAGTCCAAATGTCAATCCAGACAACACACCAGCAGTCGCCTCTCTGGCAATAGACATCCCAGTGGAATTTTCATTCTCTGCTTCTTTCATACCAGCAGTAAAACCATCCCAAAGACCACTTATAGCAGTAACCGCAAGTCCAACGACAGGAAGAAATTTTAAACCTTTAAGGGCTGCACCAGCAACTCTCGCCAATCCAGTTTTCTTTTTTGGAAGTGCAGTGAATCTGCCGCCTGGGCCTCTTCCAACTGTTGGAACTCCTTTCTTGGGCCCACCAAAGATTAACTTCTTTAGTACGGGCAACCCAGTTGCGGCAAGTAATGATGCACCTAAACCAGCAACGGCAGTCATAATAGTCTTTCCTAGACTTGCTAGGGATGAAAGGAAACCACCACCTTTCTTCTTCTCACCTGATTCGGCCGCTTCGCTTAGTCCAACAAGTTGACGTAATAAACCAGTTTGAGTCTGTTGTTCTGATAATGTATCATCTGCTTGATCTCTTGCTTCACCGGCTATCTCAGCTGCCTTTGCCCCAGATGGCCCCTTTTTGGAGTCTTTATCCATCGCCAGTTTCAAATCTTTGTTTGCATTTTTGCCCAAATCTCCAGCTTCTAATCCCATTTTTTCTACAGATTCAATAAGGTCTTTATTGAACTTCGCTCTTTGCTCCTTTAGG